CAGCTGGGATTGGTAGACCACGTTGTAGTCACCACCGCTGGCGGTCATCTGCAGCTTGGGCTGCCGCAGGTTGAGGATGCCCATGGCGTCCCGGTGATAAACCAGGGCCACGCACTTGCTCAGATCCTGCGCGTACACCGAGTTGGCGTTGTCCCCGGTGACCAGCGTGTAGGCCGACTGGCTGACGAAGTTGCTCCAGTAGACGGGCACGCCGTAGATGCGGCCGGCAAAGCCCTCGCGGACAGTGCCGTTGACCCCAGTGCCACCGTTGAAGTCCTGGTTGATGACTCGCGTGGAGGCGTAGAGGTAGCCGGCAACGTCAGGAGTGACCACCACCACCATGTTCTCGGTGGGGACGTGCTTCTTCTGCTTCAGGATCACCATGTTCCTGATCGCGTCATGAAGCTCATCCCCCTTCTGCTGGTCGGTCTTGGTGGCAAAGCCACTGGCGCCAGAGGTGAGGGTGATCTTGTCGCCAATGCGGCCGGTGTTGATGGTCTTGGCCAGGGGCTCCGTGGAGGTGCTGGCTGCAGCGAACAGGACACGGGCGATCCGTGCCTCGCGCTCATCAGCCAGGGCCTGGCCCAGCTGGTGCATGATCTCCGCCCTGGTGGACGGGTACTCACGCAGCTCGTCCAGGTCGTAGATGGTTTCGCTGGCTTGCAGCAGACCATCCAGATACAGGATCCGGCTGTTGACGTCGGACGGGGAGTTGACGGTGCCATCAATCGGCGTGCCGGGGGTGTGATACCCAGCAGTGCGGCGACCGGTGACGATGAACCGCATCGAGCGGCCGCCCTTGATGGTCTGCTCCTTCACGGTGGAGGAGAAGATTTTCTTCTTGTCGTAGGCGGTCAGCAGTTCGTCACTGCCAAGGTCGAGGAACAGGGCATCGACAGAGCCGGTGCCTTTTTGCTGGCCAAGCCTGGACAGCGCGAGAGCGTCAGCAGACATGATTGAGAAAGCGAAGGAGAGTTCTTTTCTGTGGAACCCAACGCCTCCCGCCTATCTAGGGGTATCGCCCGCAGGCGGCCCTGATGACTACAAGGGTGGAACGATCCGTCTAAAAGTTACCACTTCCCTGCACGCTTGGAGCGCTGATGCTTCGCATCCACCTGGCGCTGGTATGAATCATCCCTGGAATACAGCTCGTTGCCGTTGTCATCCTTGGCGTACCTGGCCTTCTGCCAGTCGCTGCGGGTTTCGTACACGTCAGCTGGCTCGCTGGTCTGAGCACCGCCGCCAAGGAAGTCGGGCTCCGGCTTGACCCCAGTGGCCCGTGCCTGCATTGCCCGCAGCGCCCACTGGGCCGCCAGGACATTGCCGCTGTCCACGGCAGCCTGGTAGTCGGCCTTTTCGGCTGCGCTGAGATTGGTGGCTGCCCAACGGGACAGCTGCTCGAATGCTGCATCGCCGCCGACTGATTGGCGCAGGGCCGCCACAGCCTCAGGGTTCTCGTTCAGGGACACCGCTTCTGCGGCAGCAGCGGCCGGGGCCTGAGGCTTCACGCCAGCCAGGTACGTTTCCACCAGGGCCCTGGGCAGCCCGCCCTTCTCCACCAGCGCATCGACATAGGGCGCCACGTCCTCGCCGGCTTCGAGCTTCGCAGCCATCTCGAACGGGTTGATCTCGGCTGCCTCGATCGCCGTCGCCACGGTCTCGCCGTAGACCTCGACGCCGCGTTCCGGGGTGTACTCCTCGGGGATGGCAGCCGGCTCCGGCGCGTCGGGCGGTGCAGCCTGCTCAGCCTTCTGGCCCAGCTTGCGCTGCAGCTCCTGGTACGCCTTCTCCAGCTGCTCGGGGGAGTCGAACTTGCCAGCCAGCTTCTTGGGCGCGGCAGCCTCCTCCTCGGGGGCCGGGGCCGGCGGGCCATCCGTGATGCCCAGGTCGTTGAGGAACTGATCGAGGATGGCCGCCTGCTTGGGGCTGGCCGGATCCACCATCTGCTTCAGCTCAGCAGGGGCTTCAATCTGCTCCAGCGTCTTGGGTTCTGCTGCCGGGGTTTCAGTGGTCATTGAGGTTGGGGTTCGGTGTCGGGCTGAGGGCTGGTCATCTGCTGCACGGCCATGGCGGCGTTGCCCAGTTTCTGGGGGTCGCCCATGCCGGCCTGGATCAACTGCTGCTGCTGCTGCGCCTGGGCCGCGGCAGCCTGCTCCTCCTGGATCCGCTTGTCGCTCTTGACCAGCAACGGGTTCACACCCATGGCAGTGCAGAACTCGCGGAGCCAGGCCGCCGGATCAATCAGCTGGCCGAACTGCTGCGGCAGGGCCTGCCCGCCTTGCATGGCGAACTGCGCCAGCTTCTCGGCATCGGACTGACGGCCTAGGGCGGCCAGGCCCACGGAGATCACCGGCTCCACGTTCTCCATTTCAGGCAACCGGTTCGCCTTGGTTAGGACCGACAGCACCCGCTTGATGTAGGGGTACTGAAACTCGACGGTGAGGATCGAGTAGATGGAGCCCAGCATCTGCTCGATCTGCCGGATCTGGAGCTTCACCTCCTCGGCCGTGGTGCGCTCGCTGTCCCGGATGTCCGGCAGCAGGAAGATCCGGCCCAGCCGTTGCTCCAGCCTGGTCATGCTCTGGTACGCCACGCCCAGGTCGCGCACGTCAGCGGTGGAGATCGGGAAGAAGTCCTCGGGCTGCGCGTCGATCACTGCACCATTCGGCGCCTTGGCAAACACCTCCTTGCTGGTGATGGCTGATCCCTTGCGGCCCACCAGCTGGCGAGCGGCTTGCATGGAGCTCTCGGTGACGGCCTTGTTCAGCGCGTCATTGCTGAGCAGATCAGCGAGGGCGCACCACTCGACGTAGCCAGGCCCATAGCTGTCGCCATCCATCCGGTACAGGCGGAGCGGGATCCAGGGGCTTGCGTCGGCGCTGGCGGTGCCGTCTGTATCCGGCACCTTGGCGCCGCCGATCTCCTGATACCACTTGACCGAGTTGCCAGACCACTTGATGTGGGTGAAGACCTTGACCTGCCGAGAGTCGCGGCGAGCGCTGTCCTCCTGCCACTTGCCGGCCTGCTGGTCTACTTCGTCCAGCACTGCCTTCAGCTTCTGATCCAGGGAGGCGTAGAGGTAGGTCTCGCACGTCACCCCCTCGACAGGGGAACCCATCGGGTCACGCAGCAGGACGTGCTTGTTGAGGTGAAAGACCTTCATGCCCTTGGGCCGCCGGTAGAGCAGCACCGCCCCGCCGACGATCAAGTGCATCAGCGCCTCAAACAACGCCACCCGGTCGTTGCAGGTTTCGATTTCCCTGGCGACTGCCCGCTCCAACGTGGCCAGGCCCTTCTCGATCTCCTGTTTCAGGGACGCGATGTCAGCCTCAGTGGCGCCGCGCTGCACCAGATCGGCCTCCGCCATGGCAGACGCCAGCTCATCACCGGTCAGCCGGAAGAACCCACCAGTGGGGGGCAGCAGCGCCAGCAGCAACCGGGCCGCCAGGTTGTTGACGCCCTGGGCGCCGATGCCCGACCAGGGGTGCGGTTGCTCCTCGGTCGTCTCCGGCAGGATCTCGTCGCTTGGCGGGATCAGGTACGGCAGCGTCAGCTTCGCGGAACGGCGGGCCCGGTCCAGCCACGCATCGCGGTAGCCCCGCAGCTGGTTGTACCGGCGCTGCGCCATGCCTCGCTGGAGTCCCTGGCTCTCGGGGGAAACAACGATGTCACCTGTTCCGCGTTCCATCAGCCGACTCCGATGTTGATGCCGACGCCAGGCAGGCTGATGTCGGCGCTGTTGATTTGCAGACTGGCCTTGCTCTTTTTGCGTGGTGCAGCTGGCGCCGTGGTCTGCTCCTGGGCAGAGCCAGCGGTGCCCTGAGCGGTGGCGGTGGCGTAGGGGTTGGCGTTGGTGACGGTCTGCGGCGAAGGCGGCGGGGCCGCCAGCTCTGCCTGCCGCTTGGCGGTTTCAGCAGCGATTGCGTTGGCCTGGTCCTGCAGCTGCTGCACCAGGGCGGCGTTCTGCTGCTGGATGGAGTCCTGCGCCTGCCGCTGCATTTCCATCTGAGCGTTGAACTCGGCCTTGCTGGGCCCTTGCTGCACCACCTTTGGTGCCTTTGGTCGTCCTCCACACATGGTTCAAGCTCCGATGTTGAGTCCGCTTGTAGCGGTGGGTTGCAGATCGACCCGCAGGCCTTTTCGGCCCATGGGTCGGCTCATGCCCTGCCTGTTGGAGGAGAGCACTGGGGCTTTCGCCGTCTTGTCAGGTGGCGGTGCACCGATCAATGCCGCCAAGCGAGCTGCAGATGCCGATGTGTCATTGGCCTCTGCGGTCTTGCGTGCCGCCAGGTCAGCCAGCGCCTGCTGCTGCTGAAGGGCGGCGGCCTGTACCCCCTGCTGAGCAGCCAGGACAGCAGGGGATTGCGCCATCCGCATAGTCTGCAGCTGCGCATCCGCCATTTGGTTGTAGGCCCGGTAGTCGGGCTGGATGATCGTGGACCGTGGAGTCCCGCCGCCACACATCAGCGCACCTCCTGGAACGGATCCTGGTCGTCGTGCCATGCCTGCAGCACCTTCAGCACCCGCTGCTCGCCAATGGTCTGGTGGATCCGCTCGGAGGAAAGCGAGGCCATCCCGACAATGTCCGCTGGAAATGTTTCCCGCAGACGATTGAGCAGAGCTTCAGATACGAGTGGAGTTAGCACTACAGGCCTGCAGCTATCGACCTCAGGTTACCGGAGGCCGCCAGAGGATCGGCTGCTGTTGGCCGTGGTCGTATTCACCGGGGCGCAGGATGCGGGCACAGCGGGCCTGCACCAAGGCCGCCTGAGGGGTGAGCCCAGCTTTCTGGTAGGCGCCAACCACGGCAGCCCACATCTGCTCCTCGGTTTTGCATGTGGCCAGCAGCTTCTCGGCGCCCTTCTCCCCCACTCCAGGGCAGCCGGGGTAATGGTCTGAGCGGTCCCCGATCAGGGCCTGGGAGAAGAAGGCCAGGTTGGCGTCATGCAGCGACTGCTGCAGCAACACCCCACCCCTGTAGTGCTGACCCGGCACGGTCAACAGATCCTTGTCGATGGAGACGATCACGTCGTCTGGGCCAGCCAGGATGCCCAGCACGTCGTCTGCCTCGACGTTGGCCAGGCGGGCGACCCCCCAGCCGCTGCTACGGGCCAGCTGCTCGACGCTGGCCACCAGGGCGGGCCAGCCGGCCACCTTCGACTCCTTTTTGCGGTTGGCCTTGTAGGCCGGGAAGATCCCAGCCCGGTAGGTGGTGCGATCGCCCATGGCCAGCACAGGCTGGTGGCTGGGCAATTCGGCCAGCACGTCCACCACTGATTCCTGGAAATAGGCCAGGGCATCGCCATGACGGCAGAGCTTCTGCCAGTCACCCGGCTGCCACTCGATGTCGTACTCGCTGGCCTTGGCGGCGGGGACTAGAAACCCTTCAGTGTCAATCAGCAGTTTCATTTCAGGTGATCATCCGGGTGTTAGCAATCGGGTCCTCATCAAAGGCTTCAGGGCCAAAGCCTGTGGCCTTTAACAGCGCCTCGTCTTGTTCAAGGCTGCCGCCCTTCCGTTGAATATCGGCAGCCTCGATTGCCTGCAACCAGGCGTCCAGCCCGGTGCGGGTGTCGGTTTGCGTGGGGTAGCCGGCCCATTTCAGGACAGCCTTGCGGTTGTCCAATAACACCGACACATGCGGTTTGTAGCAGATGTAATACCTACCGTTGCAGTCACGGGTAGTTTCAATCAACAAAGCCAAGCCTTGTGATCCCATCGTGCAGAACCGATCACGCTTCATGGGCGCCCCCAGCGGGCGAGGACGGCACGGGCCTTGGCTCGGTCCAATTGCTTGTTATCCGTAGGGCCACCAAACGGGCTTTGATTGTTCATGTATTCATGAAGAGCCCTGGACAAAACCCTGTCAATATCCTCATCACTCGGCCCCACCGGCTCCGGCTCGGCCAGGCGATCTAGGTGGTCGGCGACGCGCAAACGCTCGGCGCTGGTCAGGTGACCGAGCAATCCACCATCGGTGAACTCGGCGTTTTCTTCGCGCAGAAGTCGCGCCAACATCTCCATCTCCCCATTGGCGGGCGGCTCCGGCTCGGCCAGGCGCTCCAGGAGGTCGGCGGCGCGGGTGAGCTTGGTGCTTTCGCTGGGGTAGTTTTTGACGGTACGGCTAGACCCATCTCGCAAGAACTCCACCAGCTCCGCCACTTCCCCATCGGCGGGCGGCTCCGGATCGGCCAGGGCGGCGCGGGCGGCGGCGATGGCGTCGGTCCAGGCGTTTGCAATCGCCGGAGCTGGCCCTTTGCCATCTTCCAGTTCAACCAGCCGCTCCAGGACAGTGCGGACGTTGGGCGGCTCCGGCTCGGCCAGGGCTTTGCTGACGCGGGCCACTAAAGAATTCATGTCTTTGAACAGATCCTCAAGGCTTGTTGATCTGTTCCATGTGCAGACCAGCTCAGCACACAAGCCGCGAAGTTTATCAGCCACGGAAAGTCCTCCAGAACAGTAGGAATGTAGCGCATAGCACCACCAACGGAATGCAATCCACTAGGGCGGCAATTTGGTTGCAGTCAGTCATAGCGGGCTAGAACAATGGAAACACAAATGAACAGGACGCAAACAGTGATCGCGTCGGGAATAGTCATGTCCGCCCCTCCAACTCGGCGGGGGAGAGAATGGTCATGTCGATACCTCAAACTGTGGTGGCCAGATGCCTTGGAAGTTGAGGCGGCCAGGGATCGGCTCCTCCCTGGTCATCCGCTGGTGCTGGCATACACGGCAGATCCTCTGGCGCAGGATCGCCTTCTCGTTTTCTTGACGAGTGGTCGTCACGCCGATGTAGCTGGCGTTGCATTCGGGGCACCTCATCGCCGGGCCCCGCATTCCTGGAGTGCCGCTGCCACGGCGCGATGATGCAGGCGGGACTGTTCGTCGTCTCGCATGCTGATGGACTGAAGCGCCAGCAGCGAAAGCACGATTAGCGCAGTGGGCACCACAGGTATTCGATCAAAGTGGTTCACGGGAACTTTCCAATAGGGGAGCTTCTTGAGCAGGCTTGAGTTGCATCTGGCTGCCATCAGCAGCTGTCCAGCGCTTCATCGCTTCCGGGGGCGACCAGTGGGCATGGGCCGGATCACTGCTGCTGAGCAGCGACTGGGGCCGTGTGGGCAGCAGCTGCAGTTGCTGCGGGGTTGGCTGGAGGAAGGCCGGCAGGTCAGGCTTGAAGCCCCATGACCGATTGGCCAGCCCCGCCTCCTGCCGATACAGCGACGCCACCAGCTCGCGCCAGGGCGGCACCGTGCGGAACTTGTCCCCGGTCGCGGACTGGACCCACTGCTCACAGGCCCATAGGAACTGGCGGTCGGACACCTCGGGGAAGGCGTCGGTGAAGCTGGCCAGCTTGAGCAGGGCAACACCTTCACTCCAGCGATCCGATTCTTTCAGCCGTAGGTGGGAGAACAGGATCTCGCACCCCATGAAGAAGGCTTCGGGCTTCAGCAGGGCGACCGGTTTCTGTGGCTGCGGCGCAGTGCCGATGCCGGACAGGTCAAGCCGGTCCACCGTTGCCGCCTCCCTGGATGATCGCCAGGGCCCCCGCCAGCCCCTGGCTCTGCGGCCGAAAGCCGCCATGCCGCTGCTGCTGCTTCTGTTGCTGGGCCAACAGGTCTTTGCAGTAGCTGGGGTTCAGGGCCTGCCAGCCGTGCTCAACGCCGGCCTGCGTCAGCATCACTTGCTGCCAGTGGGGCAACTTCTTGACCCGTTCCACCGACATGGCAAAAGCCTTCTCGGTCCAGGTCGCTGAGGCGCCGTGCTTGGACCGGCGACTGCTGTTCCACCACTCCAAGATCATCACGCACACGTCTGCGGGGATCCCCAGAAGCAAGCCGGACACTTGCTCAAGGACGACGGGGTGAAACGCTGCCGGCTTGGCCCGTTGTGGGCGTGACCTTGTGCGAACAACGGCCGGGTCGGGAACACTGGGGAGCAGCGGCTCGGGGTCTGGGCCAGCGTGGCCGGTCCATTTCTTCAGGTCAAAGTCCCACTTGTCGATCCGCTCAGTCGTTGTCCACTGGGCACCGCAATCCCGGCACATGCGGCGCCGCTTAAAGGCATCCTGGGTCGATGCCACTGAGCAGCGCTTGGTTTCGGTGGCGAGGTTGCCGGTTGAATGGCATTCAGGGCAGCGCATCAGATCCTCCAGATCAACTTCAGGTAGCGGGCCCACTGGCCCAGGGTGAGCACCACCACCCATTTGCCGCCTCGAAAGCGGACCAGGGTGGCGCTGTGATTGACGCCAAGGTTCTGGGCCTGTTGCTCTGCCTCGGCTGGCTTTGTGCGTGCAGCAGCAGCGGCATCGTTCCACGAAGCGACTTGGATCGCGTGATCCGGCACCCCCTCGATGTCGCCTGTATCGCCGCCGGCTGCCGTGGTCCGGCCGGCGCCCAGCTTGCGGCGGGCTGGCGGGTCAAGGCCCAGGAGATCGGTCAGCAGCTGGGCGGCGCTGCGCTCAGCTGCATCGCCCTTGACCTTTTGCGGGTTGGTCATGGCTCTGCCTCCTGCAAGGTGGCCAGGTAGGCGTGAACCACTGCAGCGCAGGGGCCAGCCAGCTGCCTCGCTGCCTCGCGTGCCTCAGCCAGGGTTGGCGGTGGCGGTGGCGGATCGTGCAAGCTGTCGGCAATATCCTCAAGCAGACACCAGGTGTAGGAGCCGGACGCCCTTGCCTGCGCCATCGCCTCCCGCAGGAAGGCAGCCAAGTAACAGCGCTCAGAAAAAGAGGGAGCCCTGTCCTTAAACCCATTGGCGAGGAATGCGGCATTCACCGCTGCGAGCGCTTGAGGGGACAGCTTGGGATACTCAACAAAGCCACTCATTTCTTGGCCTCCCGGTCCAGGTAGGCGCCGCAACCGCGAGCAAACTTTGGGTTACTGCATTCTGGAAAGCCCAGATTGCACCAGGCTTTCCGCTTGGATTTCCGCTCAAAAAAGATGCAGTTGTTGCAGGTCCGGGCCATCTGCTCAACAGTCAACCTTTCAATCTCAGGATAAAGATGCGCAAACGATCTGCCAAAGCGGATCTTCCTGACCGTTTCCCTGCATACTCCGTACCTTTCCCCTAAAACACGGGACGCCATTTCAATGGGGGCATTCAATACTGCCAACACCACTTCTTCACTGCACTGCATCGCCCGCCTCCAGCTCAGCCGCTTTGCTCAGGAGCCGCGACAACTGCCCTATAAGCTCATGCCTTGCTTCACAAAAAGTCGTGAATGTTGGCAGACTGGCCTTTGGCAGACAGCCTTGATAAGGCTGGTGCAAGTGATAATCTGATTCCGCAATCACAGTGATAGGGAATACAGTTGCTTCGGATACGTTAAACGCCCACAACGTAATGGGCGGGTCGTAGTTGGTGATTTCCATCAGAAAGGAACCTGCCGACTGCTGTACGCATCACCGAACAGGTCGTCCTTGGGCTCCTCGGCCTGCAAGGTGCTGGCATCCACGCCTTCTTCAGGGGCGCCAAACACGTCGTTGCTCACGCTGCCGGGGTTGTAGGGAACGTGGCTGAGCACGCGAACCGCCAGCAGGTTCAGGCTGATGCCCTTGCCACCGTCGATGTTGTCCCAGAGGTAGGGGCTGTAGGCGATCTTGCAGATCGAGCCATTGCCGATCGCCACGTTGGCCGGCCAGGGGTTGCCCTTGGCGTCCTGGACAATCGGCGCAGGCAGCTCCATGCCGCTGCGGGTCACGGTGTCACGGCTGAAGCTGATGCGGATGAGGCCCGTCGGCTGCTCGGTGCCATCCGGCTTGGTGATGACCTCCTTCTTCCAGGGCCGGCCGTTGGCGCCGTACTTGGAGTTGCCTCCGAACTTCTCCATGAAGGCCTTGTGGAGGCTGCCGATGAAGGCCTTGGAATCGGAATCGGCCTCGGGGTCGGCCTGCAGCAGGACGATCCCGTACTGCAGCTTCTCGTTGTGCTTGCCCTGGTTGACGACTTTGGGCTTGAGGACGTTGGCAAAGATGACTTCGCCGGCTGGGGTGATCAGGGACTCAGACGCCATGTGGTCGGGTGAATGGTGGTTGCTCCCCACAGATGCAGTGATCGGGGGATGCCTAGGAGGCTACCTAGGGACTGCCTATGCGTCAACTGAATGCGTACGGGTTGGAGCCGATTTCTCCCACCGTCAACTTCCCCACCATCGGGGGCTTGGGGATCTCAACTCCTGACCGGGACTGGATTTCTCGCTGCACCTTGCCCAGCCAGTTGGGCTGATACATGGCTGCCAGCTCGTCGTGCAGCAGCTGGTGCAACTGGCTGGCGCGGCTGGGGATCGCCGCGAAGCAGTCATGGTTCGTCAGCAGCTGGAACCCCAGCTCTCCAGCCCTGCAGATCACGCGCTGGCAGTAGCTACCATCGAAGCTGTGGATCAGGTTGGCCGTGATTCCTCGGCTGGTTACCCGTGCTGACAGCTCCCCCGGCGTGGCTTTTGTTGCCGCCCACCGCCGGTTGCCGCTGACTGCCGTTCGCACCGCCGCCCGCTCCTGCTGCTCCGCCCCCAACTCCAGCGGGAACCCGGTCGGCGTGGTCCAGCGCACCGGCTGCTGGGTCTGGACCACCAGGCGGCTGACCTCCTTCAGCCAGGTCCGCACCTTGAAGCAGCTGGTCAGCTCTGCCTTCAGGACAGCGTTGATGTGCCGTGCCAGGTAGTGCGACGGCTGCACCAGCTCGCGCTCGTACCGGGCCGGCGACACGTTCTTCGAGGCTCCCAGCTGGGCGGCCAACCCATCGGACACCGACCAGAAGCTGGCGCCATAGATCGTCGTCATGGTCGGCCCCTTCAGCGTGGAGCGGTTGACGCCCAGCTCCAGCCATTCCGCCGCTTGCCGCTGGTGATGCGGTGGGCCGGCCTCCAGGTCCAGCCGGAGGCGATGCACCACCTTGGCGGCCATCAGCCCGTACAGATCGGTCGGCGTGTCCCCGATCAGCCGGGTCATCGCGGCCAGCTTCCCGTCCCTGGTCAGGGCCGCCAGGATCGCCATGCCGGAGGCGTGCTGATCCAGCCGCACCGGGCAGCCGATCGGCGTGGTGGGATCCGTCAGCCACTGCCGCACCGCACGACACACCTGGAGGAACTGCCACGGGTCCTTGGCATCACGCCACAGATCAACCCGATCCAGGGGGGCCTCGGCTGCGGCAGTCAGCAGGTCAAGGTTCTCCTTCCCCCAGGCCAGCCGTTCACCCCAGGTTCCTCTCTCTCCCCAATGGCCGGCCGCAGCCTTCAGCAACCACTCGAATCCCTCCTCCCCCGCGAGCTCCCCCTGCAACTCGACCGCTGCCTTCTCCCAGTCGGGCCCCTGGTGGGTGGCCTCGCGGTTGGCGGTGTAGATGCGGCCGCGCCAGTCCATTTCATAGGCGAACCAGCAGGG